TTCGTAATTTGCCCTACGGGACGATTAATATGGGATATACGGCTCACTTCGTTCGCCCAAATAAATCCTACGGATTTACTTCGCATATCCCTAATATTATGTGGCTTCGCCCAAATTTCATTTTTTTGGCTAAACGAGAGGATAAATAACTATGGAAGACAAATGGTTAGAATTTAGAGAGGAAAAAAGCAAACCTAAAACAAGGGTTGTCTCAGTTGTGAGCAAATGTGCAAAATGTCGCTTAGGAGTAATTAAGTGGTATCCTGCTTGGAGACATTATTGCTTTTTTCCTGAAACAGCAATTTTTAGAGATGAGTATGTTTATTCAGATAGATGTTTGCTGTCTATCTCTAAATTCATAACTAAATTAAATAAGGAGCACGCCAAAAAATGAAACTTCGTGGAATATCCGTTAAAGAGTTCGCAAAATATCCTTTTTGCTCACCCAAATTTTTTGCTACGCAAAAAACTTCCCTTAACGCTAATATTAATCGCAATAATTTGAGGTGCCTTACAAGATGACCCAACAAACATTAAGCCAAGAAAAACCAACAGAGAAGTTTATGAGATTTATCTCTGTGCATGAAAGTGATGCTGAAATACTTAATGCCATCAGTAAGATTTTTTTAGATGGAAAACCATTTGATTTAGACCCGACATTTTCAAAAGGTAATTTTTACAAAAAGTTTCCAGAACCAAAGTTCAAAAGCGATTTAGTTCCTCAAAGAGAAGATGTTAAAGAATGTGATTGTAGAAATTTAAATTACATTCAATCTGGCATAATTAAGAGCATAATATTTGACCCACCTTTTTTGTTTAGAAATCGTAAAGCGGTGAATAATGATAAGATGTGTGCCAGATTTTCATATTTTAAAACCTTTGAGGAACTTTTACAAATGTATTATGATAGTTTGAGAGAATTTTACAGGGTTCTGGAAACAAGAGGAATTTTAGTTTTCAAATGTCAGGATTTAACTGATGGCTCTGGCTCAAGACCTTTTTTTGATACACACACAGAGATAATAAAAATGGCTCGTGCTGTTGGTTTTTCTTTGAGGGATATTGGGATATTAGTTATTAAAAACAAGATAATTAGAAAAGCTATTAAACAAGGATGTTTAAGAAAAGTCCATAGTTACTATCTTGTTTTTAGAAAAGAATCGGCACCTCAAATTACTTTAAATCCTTCAGATTTAACTTTTGCTTCGCAAAAGGCGATTAATAAAGGTTTAGAGGAAAACTCTAACGAGTTTTCCAAAATTTCTGCTAACGCAGAAACTTCAAACATTATGTTCAATTTGAAAAAATGCCCACCCCAACGCTATGCAAAGGGGAGTGGAAGCGAGGAGATGTGAGATGAGAGGAGTAAAAGCTATGTATAAGCAGAGAGCAAACAAAAATCCTGATGTTAGTTTTCACTATACAGACGAGGACTTGGCAGTAGATTGTTTAAAACTTGTGGATTATAGTGAAGAAGATATTGTTTTAGATGTAGGTAGGGGAGATAATTGGGTTTGGTTTAACAACATCAAAAGTAAGAATAAAGATTGGGTAGAGATAGAAGATGGAAAAGATTTTTTTGAGTATAACAAAAAAGTTGATTGGTGTGTTGGTAATCCCCCATATAAATTACTATGGAAGATGATAGAAAAGTCTTGTGACATAAGCAATAAAGGTTTTGGTTTTTTGATTGCTATAAATGGGATGAATATGATGACTCCGAAAAGATTAGAATGGCTTAAACAAAGAGGATTTTTTCTGAGTAAGATTATGGTTGTAACTTGTAAAAGATGGTATGGAAGGTATTTTTTTGTCATATTTAGTAGAAATAATGGGGGTTTTTTAACATGGTCAAAGAAGAATTACAAGTAAATTTCCCCCCCGCATTTTTTCAAACTTTAAATCCTACGGATTTAACTTTTCCTTTCAGGAAAAGCGACATAATATCAGTTAAAAGGAAAATACGATATTCTTCGTATTTTCCCAAATTGGTGCAACCACCAACCCCCCAACCCCTTGCACCAACTTCTTTTAACTATGACATTAAACTCAATATGAAGGGGTTGCTCCCAGAGAGGTAATCATTATGGAATTTACATATTTAACACAACCACCAAAAAGATACACATTCCAACAGCCGAAGCTCCGAGAATGGACAGAGAAACAATGCAAAGGCAAAGTTCTTAATCTATTCGCAGGAACAACCAAACTTAATGTTGATGAAGTTAGAGTTGATATTGACAAAAATGTCCCTGCTGATTACTATATGGATGCGTTTGAATTTGTTAATTTTGCCAAAGAGCAAGGAATGAAGTTTGATACAATCATTTTAGACCCACCATATAATTTAAGGAAATCAAGAGAGAAGTATGGTGGAAAATATATTGGCTCTTTGACGAAAATTAAGAACGCACTTTTACCTTTAATGAATGATGGTTGCATTGTTATCTCTTATGGATATGATACTGTTGGAATGTCAAAATCAAGAGGATTTAAGAAAATTGGTGTTTGTGTTGTGTGTCATAATGGAGACCATAATGATACTTTATGTGTAGTGGAGCAACTAATCGCAACGCTAACGCTTCCTCGTCGGCTAACGCCGACCCTAAAGGGGCAAAATTAAAGGAAATTTGAAAAATTAAAATGTGTAAGAAAACAAACTATAAGAATACAAGCAACACACAAATAGATAAGTGTATAAGACCACTCATTAAATGGTTGAATAGTTGTGACTATGAAACTGTTGGTTCTTGCTGTGGTCACAACAAATATCCTATAACTGTCGTGGTTAAATATAGAAAGAATGGTATTGCTAATTATTTTGAATTGTTTTCTAACACTAATATCCCTAGAAGCAGGAGTTTTTATAAGAAAGATAGCGAGGGATATTATTTTATTCCTGAAGTTGTGGAGGGGAATAAAAATGTTTAATTTTTCAAACTACGCACCTCAAAGCGTATCGGACAAAGGGAAAACTCACGAGGAAACTTCGAGTTTCAACTCGTGCCTTCACTTCGTTCAGGTCGGAAAATACATGTTTAACGATAAATTCCTCGCTTCGCTTACGCCCTTCGTGGGCTACGGAATTTATCCAAATTCGGCTATGCCGAACTTCGTTAAACTAAATATTATGCGTAATTTTTGCTACGCAAAAACTCAAATAAATAAAATGGAGGTAAACTAAAATGCCAAGACGAGACGGAACAGGTCCAAGAAGTGGCTCAAGAGGTCCAAGAGATGGAAGAGGACAAGGTAGAGGAAGAGCTAGTGGAAAAGGAGCTGGAAAGAAAACAGGTGGAAGAAAAGGAAACTGTTAGACCATTTTATTTATTTGGTCTTATCAGACACGATCCTTCGGATTTAATATGAAATTTCACAATAAAGAAAGAGGAATAAAAGCTGAAAACTTTTTTGCAAGTAGAATGAACAAGCTTGGGCTTAATTATTCTTATGAAGATGATTGGTATGATTTTTTAGTAAACAAGCATAAGGTTGAAATCAAATCCTGTAGATTGACAGTTAAGCAGAGAAATGGAGAAAAAGAAAGCTATAGGCCTGGAAGATTTGATTTCACGAAAGTTTCAAATAGGAATCTTCAGTATAAAGAAAATATCTGGATTTGTTTCATTTTGAATTATGAGGGATTTTTTTTACTGTTAGGCTTCTGCAAGGCGAGGCAGTTGAAAAAGAAAAGATATGTCCAGCTTCACCACCTTAGAAAGTTAAAATTACTTTCCTTAGAAAAATGGGTAAAGGAGGTAAATTGTTAAAATGCCAAAACAATATTTTAAAGAAGATATAAAGTTAGCAAAATTGATCTTAAAAGGATTTGTATTGGAGAAAATAGTCAGAAAATTTAGCGGAGCTTCAGGAGCAATTTATCTGCCCAAGAGATGGGTAGGCCAGAAGTTTAAAGTAATCCTCATTCCGATGGAAGAATTGGATGAACTTTTGTTGTAAAATGCAGAGGATATTTGAAATCAAATGCCCAAAATGCAACAATCCTACGCAACAGACGATGATACATAAAGGAAAATCTGTAGAAAAAAGACCGCGGACTTGTGTCTATTGCGGAAAAAGATGGATAGTTCAAAAAGAGCATATAATCAGGATGGTTTTAAAATGAATCAGGAATTGATGGAAGGAAGGCTTTGTGAGAAAGGTTTTTTGAAAGAAAGGTATGATAACCAGATTAATGATCTGGTTAGAACTTTCACGGAGAAAGGAATAAATGAGATAAAGGAAATGCTGCGGTCAAAACACTGGAGAGAGGAATTAGTGAAAATGATAAAAGAATTACCTGTAAGCCCTCTGGAAAAAAGAAATATAGCTGTGAGGATTTTAAATCTTTTAAACCAAAAAATCTAAATAATTTAGATACTTCTCAATATAATGGGAAGGAAAAGGAAAAAAAGATTGTTTCAAATGAGCCCATTGGAAGATAAGTTAGGAAAGTATTATCCGATATGCAGATTTCCCAGGCATGAAGGAATTATAAGGCCAGATGAAGCAAAAAGATGCTATGGCAAACACTGTAAATATTACAGAAAATTATACCTCCGGTACGAGTGTTAAAAAAAGAAATAATCTCAAAAATCAGAGCAGAGGTGCCTGAGATGGACAAAAAGATGGCTTAAAGGAGAGTTTACTAATTGGGAATTTAGGAAAAAAATAAAACATTGGAGGAATTTGAAGATGATAAACAAGAAGATTCAAGGAAAAAAGAATAGAGAAAAGGGAAGAAGATTCGAAGCGAAAGTAAGGAAAGACTTAGAATCTAAAGGATGGATTGTGAATAGATGGACTAATCAGGTTGAATTAAAGATTTTTAATAAAACAACTTTTGGAAATTGGGGTCATGCAGAATATGGAAAACTAATCCCAGCAAAATCAAATAGATTCAATATGAGAACAACAGGGTTTCCTGACTATTTATGTTTCAGAATTGCAGAAATAACAACCTTACAAGTCGATGATAATAAAGGATTAAATAGATTCTTAAAAAATCTTTACAGACAAATCAAAAATGCTTATGAAGTTATTGGGGTAGAATGTAAAAGTTTGGGCTACTTGGATAAAGAAGAACGCGCAAAATGCGAATGGCTACTGAAAAATAATATCTTCTCGAGGATACTCATAGCGCGCAAAGGTAAAAAAAGAGGAGAAGTTGAATATGTGGAATTTCATTAAAAAAAAGATATATATATTAGCAAAGAGATTAGTTGAAAAGGATGTAGCTATTGATATTTTTGATACCCTATACTTTGGGGGTTTTGATAATTTAAAGTATTTTAAATTTCTCAAGAAAAAGTATATGGTTAAAGAAATCAAAAAAATAGAGAACTTTTTTTATAAAGAAGCATACGAATGGACTAAAGGAGAAAGGGGAAACAATGAAGACTATTAGTGAGATTATCGGTAAGATGAATTTAGTGGACTTTTTGTTTAAATGTAAGATTGATTTTAAATTCTTCTGTGAGCATGTTTTAAACGGACCCCCACTTTTTTTAGAAACCCATGGGGGCTTACATGATTTCCAATTAGAATGGTTTCAGTTAATTCAAAATAATCAGAGAGTAATAATTCAAGCCCCTTCAGGATTCTCTAAGACCACAATCGTAGGAATTGCTTATCCTATTTGGTTAGCCTACAATTACCCAAATAAACAGATACTTGTAGTTTCTAAGTCACTTCCCCAATCCACAAGAATTCTTGGTTTAATCAGACAGACAATAGATGAGAGTGAATTACTTTCAGAGTTGAAGCCTAAAAACGCCTCAGAAACTTGGAGCAGACAGGAAATTAAAACGACCACCAATTGCAGACTTTATTGTAGACCCTATTCTATTAATATCAAAGGGGAAAGAGTTGATTTTATGTTGCTGGATGAGGCTGCAAGTTATGAGAATACAAATATTTTCTTTGATTATTTAGTTCCCAGATTAAATCCTCAGGGGCATTTAGCATTAATTTCAACTCCCGAGAGTACAACAGATTTGCTCCATGTAATTAAGGCCAGGACCAAAAAAGAATATGTTTTTAAAACATACCCTGCGATTGTGGGTAAGAAGTCAATATGGCCTGAAAGATTCCCAATGAAATTGTTAAATGAAAGAAGGGATGAATTGGGAGAAGAATTTTTCCAGAAAAATTATATGTGCAATCCTAGGGCAGAATCGGAACATTCTATTTTTTCAAAAAAAGCAATCTTAGACTGTTTTGATTATGAAAGAACTTTTTCTACAGAAATACAAGGAAGAGCATTTATTGGCTGTGATTTCGCTATTTCAAGAGGTCCTACGGCAGACTTTGATGCCTATGTTGTATTGGACAAATGCGATAACTTGTTTATAATAAAACATATTGAAATAAAGAAAGGACTTTTAACTCCTGGGAAAGTGAGGAGGATAGAACAACTTAAAGAACTTTATAATCCAACTAAAATAGTGGTGGATGAAACAAATTTAGGATCTACAATTGTAGATGAACTAAGAACCAGGGCATTGCCGATTAAATCGCAGGGTTTTCATCCCCAAGAAAGGAGGGAATTATTAAATGCTCTTAGAAATATTATAGATGGAAAAAAATTAGTGATTCCTAGGAGCCCAGATGATACCCATGCAATTGATATGACCAATTTACTCTTTGAGCAATTAATAGGATTTAGAGAGCAAGAGAATAAGCAAACTGGTAATAAGAATTACATTTCTACAGCTCCACATGATGATATTGTTATGGCTCTCGCTATGGCGTTAAAGGAGGCAATAAGACAGAGGTCCACGAGTGTTTTTATCGCTGGGTCTTCCTAGAATTATATTTCATAGAAAAATTTAAATAGTTTAGAAACTTAATTCAAGAATAAAATGAAAGAGGAAATCAGGAGAATAATTAAAGCAGCTAAAGTAGCTAAAAAAAAGAGGAAACCGACAATAATTATTTCAAAAAAAGATCTTGATAAGCTTTCAGAAAATCAAGATGAAGAAAAAAAAGAGGAAAAAAAAGAACGACCATTACTTAAAAAATTACCTAAAAGAAAATTTAAATTTAACATTCCTTTTAAATTCGATACAGAAGATAAAGAGACTATCAAAGAGTTTTTAGCATATGTATCTATATATGGATTTTTTATCAACTTTGCTGTTTGGATTATTTTTGGATTCCCTTTTGAATTTTATTCATGGATCGGATGGGGATTGGCTTTGTGGCTTATTGAAAGAAAATTTACTAAAATTTTAAGATCCATAATAAGAAAATAAAATGGGAATTATAACAAAATATCTCGGGGAAACAAAAACATATGAATTAGCTAGTCCGACTACTATGGGTAATCCTGTTTCTGTTAAAGTTTCTCCAGATGTTGTCAGGGTGGCTGCAAACGAATTAGAACAATCTTATATCTCTGATCCTGTTTATTTCAATTCAATAAATAAATCCACGCAAATGATTATGGCTGCTGGATATGAATGGGTTGGAGAGGACAATATAATAAAAAAATTTATCAAGTTTTTTGAGCAAATCGGAAAAGTTGGAGAAAATATAACGTTCAATGAAATGTTAGATTCTATTTTTAAATACCAAATGATTTATGGAAATGCGTATGTTGAACTTGTTTTTGATAAGAGAACACAATCAAAAGTTGTTGATTTAACACTTATTGACCCTAAAAGAATGGATTATGCTAAAAACAATTCTAAAGAAATAGTAGTTGATGAAATTGGCAAACCTGTGGGATATGTTTTAAAGGTTCCTTATGGATATTCCATCCGTAGTAAAGGTGATGCAATTCCTGAAAAATATAAATCTGAAATAAGTGTTGAAAATAACGAAATTTTTATATTGCCTAAAAGAATCTGCCACTTTAAGTTATATACATATGGAGATAGATTTTATGGATTGGGAATGATAGAACCTTCTTATAAATCTGCTCTTTATAAGAAGAATATAGAGGAAGCACAAGCAAATTCAATTTATCAAAGAGGGCAGTATCCAGTTATAGCATCTGTTGGAGATGAACAGCATGAAGCTACTCCTCAAGATGTTAAAACAGTTTTGGATAATCTTTCTAAAATGAAGCATGATAGATATATGGCTTTTCAGCACTGGATTAAGGTATCTCCCTTGGAGGTAAGGCAATCAGACATTACTGAATCTACTTTAGAATATTTAAGGTTAAATCAGACAGCTTCGTTGGGAATGCCTATGGCTTTTGCTATTGGAGCTGGAGAAAAGACAAATAGGGCAACCCTTACAAATCAGCAAAAGTTTCTGGAGTTTACTTTGAATGACATTGTTTCTAAAACAATATCGACAATGAAAAAATATATTTTTACTCCAATAAGCATCTACAATAATATTACAGGCGTTCCAGATATTAAATGGGGAGATATTCAAGCAGAAGAAAGAAATGCTAAAGCAGAGAGAATTAATAGCTATGTTAAGAATGGAATTCTATCTGCTGATGAAGTTAAAGATTTTGCTAAGAATTCAGAAGGAATTTAAAATGAAAGTATTAGTGGCCTGTCCTATTTATGTGGGGCAAAGTTCAAAAGTCAGAGAAAATCATGAAAAGATAAAAAGTAGTGAGTATCATGAAATTATTTCTTTGAATGTTTCTGGAGTTATGATTCAAATAGCAAGACAGATAATCTGTGAAAAGTTTCTTGAAACAGATGCAGAATATTTACTTATGCTTGATGATGATGTTGAGTTTTTAGATCCTGAATCAGATCCCATCGATAGACTCATAAGTTTGGATAAAGATATAGTCGGAGGTATTTATGTCTATAAAAGAAAACCCCATTATCCCGCATTTAGACCTAAAGATTTACAACGAGCTTATGAAAAGAAATTAGAATTTCCGAAAGATTATAAGTTTAAAATCCCAAATAAACCTTTTGAAGTTGAATGGATGTCTGGTGGATGCATTCTAATCAAAAGAGAAATAATTGAAAAATTAATAAGTAAGTATGATTTCCCTTTTTGTTCGATGGTGTATAAAAAAGAATTTTTATCAGAAGATTTTGCATTTTGCAAGAGGGCTAGAGATGAAGGATTTGAAGTTTGGGCTGATCCCTTCGTTGAATTAGGGCATGTTGGAGACTATTCCTATACCCTAAAAGATTATTATGAAGATTAACCAATTCTTTTAAAGTGTATTATTAGATTTGTATATATAATAGAAAAATATATAAACTTTAACTTTCTATATATATTATGGTATTGGAACTTACAAGCCCAAAAGTTGTTGAATTATCTAAATCTAAAACTCTCAAGAATAGGGTTTTGATGGCTCCAGGAGAATGGAATGGCATAGGATACTCAGCAGAAGAAATTAAAAATGCTTTTCATAACACTGATTGGGAAGATAAAGAGGTCTGTTCGCTCATCTTAGACCATGCGGATAAACCTCTTTCTGTCCATGACTGGGTTGGTTGGGTTAAAAATCCTAGAATGGTGGGGGATAGTTTGGTTGGAGATTTGGAATTTTATGATGATGGTGTTTTTACCAAATTAACTGAGGCGAAAATGCGATGTGGAATTTCTCCCAAAGTTCGAGGAGAAATTCTTGATGAGGAAGGGGCTATGAAAAATTTTCAATTTGAAAATTTTTCTGTGGTAATTAATCCCGCATGTAAAAAAGCCTACATTAATTTATCTCAGGAATTATCTTTTGAAGAATTGGGAGAAGAGATTGATCGGGCTGTCGCAAAGATTAAATCTAGTTTAAAGAAACAACATCCAGGATGGTCTGATAAAAAAATAGAATCCACCGCATGGGCAATAGTTAAGTCTAGGATGAAGGAAGATAAAGAAGATAAAGAAATGGCTAAAATTACTGGTATGGAAGCTGAAAGAAAAAAAAGGGGAATGACTCCTGCCCAGTTTTATGCTGCGCCTAGAGATCCTCCAAGTTCAAGTGCATTGCCTATTTTTGACGCTTCTCATGTAAGAAATGCCTTAGCTAGATTTAATCAGACTTCTTTTAAGAGTGCTGAAGAAAAGGCTAAAGCCCTTGCTAAAATTAAAGCAGCGGCTAAAAAATTTAATATTAAAATAAATTTGAAAGGAGGTAAGATGACTGAGAAAGGATTAGATGAAGAAAAAAAAGAGGAATCAGAATCTTCTGGGGAGAAAGAGGAGGAGAAACAAGAAGTTTCAGAAATGAGTTCAATCAAAAAGGAGATTATGGAACTCAGAGAGATGATTGTTTCATTATCCCAAGTTATTAAGAAACTACAGGAAGAATCAAAAGAAGAACCAAAAGAAGAGAAATCTGAAGAAAAAGTTTCTTCAGAAGAGTCAAAAGAGGAATCTTCAGAAGAGAAGCAAGAGGAAATGAATGAGATCAAGAAATTGTCCAAGAAAGTGGAAGAACTTAGTGCGAGGTTAGATGAACCTGAGGCAAAGTCAATTGTCACAAAAGAATTGTCGAATAACCCCACTGTTTTTAGTAAAGAGGAAACCCATCATTCACCAGGAATTGTAGGTATGGCTGACTTTCTCAAAAAGCAATTTGGACAAAAATGAAACAAACAATAAAAGAATTGGCTGAAACAGAAACTATTGACGTTCGAGGTGCAACAGTTGGGACAAAATATGGTTTGCAACCTATTGAGTTTTTGAAAGAAATAGTTGATGCTGCAAAAAAACAATTATTCTTTGCTAATTGGGTGAAAGTTTATCATTTGCCAAAAGGCTCTCACGATATAGTTATCCCAAAGAGAACAACTTATGAAGGAAGATCTGGTATGACTTTTAACACTGCTGGTAGCGATACTGGTGGAACAGGTGTTAGTGGAGCTGGAACAGGCCCATATGCTAATACAATAGCAGATATAACTTGGACATCAATGGATAATTTAAGCAATATAACCCTTACACCGGCTCCAGTTATTGCAGGATATGCTATAAGAAGATTTGACATAGAAACAAACATAGTTAATCTATTAGAAGCAGCAAAAGATGAACTTTCTTATTCTATCGGCGATAGGGTAGATAGGGCAATTGCTACAACCATTGGAGATGCTCAGGATGCAGGAGATACTACTTTAGGAGCTCAGGCTCTCTATGGAGGAGATGCAAATTCTGATGCTAGTGGACAATTAGCAGCAGGAGATGTAATAACCACTGATTTGGTTGCTACAGCAGCAAGGTATTTGAAAGATACTACCTTGAGATATAGGGCAAGTGGAGGATATGGAGCAGAGAGTGTTGCTTCAATTTCAAAGAATCCATGGCAAAATACACCAGACGACCCATTTGTGTTATTTATTGGTCCAGCACAGGAAGAAACTTTCTTAAAAGATTCACAGTTTGTGAATGCTGCAGAGTATGGGAGCAATGTAGTGATCCAAAATGGAGAAATTGGAAGTTATTTGGGAGTTAGGATAGTTGTAACGACTAACGTAGAACAGGTCGCAAGTGGTGGCACAGGTCCAATAAGCGGAAGCGCTACTGGAACTGCAAGCACATTGTGTATCATGATGAAGCCAAAGAAAGCATGTGCATTAGTTTGGGGCAAAGATCCAGAAATAAGAGTGTTCGATTATCATTCAAGAGATCAGATAAGGATTGGCTTATATTGTGCTTACGCTATAGGTGTTATTCATCCTGATGCGATAGTTTTCATTTCTGTTGCAGACGCTTAAAAATTTTAAATTTTTCCTTATGTTTTTATTTTTGAAGGAATTATTGTAAACCTCAATGTTTTGGCGCTCCCCATTTATGGGTAGAGTCCCTGCATTAGGTGAGGTCAAAAACAATGAAAGGAGGTAAGAAGATTTATGGCAAGTAGAAAATTTGGTTGGCATAGTGGGACGATCACAGCGCAAGATGGTAAGTTTAGAGGCGATGTTTATGTTCAAGATGATATTGTTTTCTCTGATGTAAGTGCAGGTGTTTTAGGAGTTACTGGTGGAATTGACATGCAAAGCACTACTTCAGCAATTGGTATTGATTTAGGCGGAACTTTTAGCACTGCAGCAATTAACATTGATGGTACCACTCCAATTGGAATTAGAATTGGAACATCAATAAGTCCTTTGGCACATACTACAGCAGCTTCAAGAGCTCTTTCAGTCTACACCTCACAATCAGTTACAAGTGGAACATATATTGGGGCAATTTTTCAAGTAGCACCAATAGCAACATCAGGAACAGCTGATAACTATACTATAAATGTTAGAAATAGTGTAGCTACAGGAAAAACTTGCGGTGGAAACCAAAGAGGAGTTTATGTTGAAACAGAAGCACTTGGAACAGCTACCGTTACAGGAACAGTTGCTGCTTTGATGATTGAAACTTATGCCGAATCTGGCACAACTCTTTCAGGTGATTATTATGGAATTTCGATTGCTCACTACACAGATAAAACTGCTACAGGAACAAATTATGTAATTAGAAGCGAGTTTAACGGAAGCGGGACTTGTGATGCGCATATAGGTTTTCATGGAACAGTAACATCTTTATTACATGGAAACAGCACTGTAACGAATTTTATTCTTGCAAGTGCAAGCGGACAAATGGGCTGCACAGTTAGTGCAGATGGCATGACAGCAAATCCTGAAGCAGATACTGAAGCAGGTTATGTGACTATCAAGGTTGGAGCTAATAACTATCAGATTCCATTTTATGCAGCATAAGCTTTAACTGGGATTCCTCTTCAATTGAAAATGAGAAAAATTAAGTTAAATAAGTGGAAATCGAATGTGCCTATCTTTGATGAAGATGGGAAAACAGTAATTAAAACAGAAGAAAGAAATGAAGATTTGCTTGTGGTAATTAATGTATTACTAGCAAGCAAGAAACCAGCAGAGATGCCAAGAGGTCTAGATCAATTCAGAACATTCAACAGGTTAAGTAAAGCATTTGAGAAAGCAGATAAATCCAGAGTGCTCGAATTAGAAGAAGCAGATTATTCTTTTTTAAAGAAAGAAATAGAAAATAATATTCCGAGTGCTTGGGGTATGAATTCAGACATCTCAAAGGCTATTGAAGATTTCCTAGATGCCAAAGAAGAAAAATAAAATGTCTTTAACAAAGGAAGAAGAAAGGCGATTTTTCGCCAATAAACCTAATCCACCACATAGGATAACTATGGGGGGAAGAAGGATAGCATTAGCGAATTTTCCAGTAGAAGAACAAAAGAAAATATTGGCTAGATTAGCAGAAAAAGATAAAGTTGCTGCAGAAGGGCTGAAAGGTGTTTTGCCTGGAATAAAGATAGATGGAAAATCAGTTACGAAGGATAACATTAAAGATTTTGAGAAAACATCTAAAAAATCAAAAAAAGACATCCCAAAAGAATTGACCAAGAAAGACCTTGAAAAATTAAGTTTCAAGGAATTGAAAGTAATTGGTAAAAAATTTGGGGTGACTGATAGGAGTAGAATTAAATTAATCAAGGAAATTTTGAAAGCGCAATCTTAAAATGGCCGTAAATACAACACAAGTTGCAACGAATGGGAGCTATATAGCCATTAGTTCTGAGAATGCCACATTAACAATCGCCCTAAGTGAAGTAATCAATGAATTAGAAGCCCAGCAATGTCCAAAAAATCAGACTGACATTTCAATTACTTTTGACAGTGCCAATAATAAATATGCAGTAGTTGCTATTGTAAAAAGACACTGATTGTCGAAATTATTTATGCTTATTAAATAAATAGGATTGAAAATGGCTCTTACAACAGTAGCGAAGGTTCGCTTATTGACAAATCTAGCGACTTCGGATATTTCAGATGCAGATATTACAAGTATGATTACACAAACTACAAGTGAATTAAATCGCCTAATAAATGTAAAAATAATCAGAGAAAAGATAGAATATATAGATGAAACCCGTGAAAATAAGATAGATGGTTCTAACACAACTTATTATGTAAGAAACTGGAGAGGAAAGTACTTGGCAGATATGGATAATGATGGAGATGTTGATGCAAGTGATATTATAGTTTATGCAGTGGATTCAGATGGGATTGAAACAACTGCGACTGTGAGTTCAGTAACCCCTGATGAAGGGAAGTTTGTTTTATCTTCTGCCTATACTAGTGGCTATAGTTTATATGTAACATATGAGTGGTGCTATAAAGATGTTTCTACACCAGATCCAATAATTGAAACTGCGGCGACTTTGCTTACTGCTGCTTATTGTTATGCTAAAATAAATATTGGAAGATCTCCCCAAGTAGCTTTTGGAAACACCAGAATTTATAGACATATAGATGCATTTGATGAGTATTATAAGAGATTCTTAAATGTAATTTCTAAAATAAATAATCAAATAGGAGATGGGAGAAATTCTGAATTAACTATATAAAATGGTTAAATTGAATGGGCTGGATATAACCGAAAATCAATTTCTTACCTTAAGTAGCAAAGAAAGAGATTTGATGATGTTCAGAAATGTTGTTTATATAAGAAGTGGGTTAAGGGATTATAAATTTCATAAAAAAGTACAATATGCTTGGCTTAGTGTACTCACGGCAATTGTTGCCAGTCTTGTTGGAGTAAAGGTTTGGATATTTGGAGGTTAAAATTGAAAACAGATATGGGGGCAAAAGCATTATGTCATTAAGAAAATATGTATTGTTCATTGGAGTATTTATTCTATTAATGGTAATTGTTTTAGGGAGTGACTTCACACCTCAAGGGAACATTAATTTAAGGTGGGTGTATAATATTACAGGAGCTCCTGAGATTAATGCTACAACTTATTATGGGAATGGGAGTCAATTGACTGATGTTTTAAAAGAATCAGACGAAGGAACTTATAATGTTAATAGATCTGATTACTGGGGAAATATGAGTTCTATTAATGGAACTCAGATGGAAGATAATAGCGGAGTTTTAAACTTATTAGAAAGTTGGCTCACCACTTTTACAAACAGTTGGTTCTCTGGGAAAACAACAGACGATTTATCAGAAGGAACTAATAATTTATATGACAATCAAACATGGAGTGAATCCAGAGCAAATACTTTATACGCCCCCAATACAACTGCTGGAATACAATTATTAATTAACTCAACAGGAGTCTATTCAACTTATAATGAAACATATTCTGGATCAGTTAATAATGCTTCTTATCTCGGAACTTATAATGAAAGTTATCATGGTTTGATAAATAATGGAAGTTATTTATCCACATATAATGCTACTTATGCTTCTGGGATTAATGCTTCTTGGAATGAAAGTCGAGCAGATTCCCTTTATTCCGATATTAAATGGGGTTATAATCAAACTTCGGACACCTACACTTTATATAATGATGCTTGGAGTTCTACCTATAATGAAACGTACAGTGGATTAATAAATAATAGATCTTATTTAGAAACTTACAACGCCACATATCATGGATTAATTAATAATGGTTCTTATCTTTCCACATATAATGCTACTTATGACCTTTGGGCTTATAATCAAACAGGATATTGGGATAATATGGATACAATCAATACAACTCAAATGGAAGATAATTCTGGAGTTTTGAATCTATTAGAAAGTTGGCTTACTTCATTCGGAAATAATTTATGGTGTACTCTTACTGGATGTACGCTTTCTGGAGATTTAACTGCAAAGAATATTACCGCAGATTATTTCTTTGGACAACCATTAGATGGGCATTTAGGTTCTGGAATAATTTATGCAGAAGAAGTTGACTCCTCTGGCAATTTAAATGTAACTGCTACTGGAGGGCTTGGAGTTAATTATCCTTCTTTTATTATTAGATTGGTAAAAACAGATAATACAGTTAAGTATTGCAATATATCTTCTGGAAATGTTAATGTTCCAGATGACACTCATTCTGTTTATTATATCGACAGTGATTGCAATATTCAAAATACAGCTATTCAAAACTATATAGCAACAGATTTATCTCCTGGAGGACTCTCCGACTTTTTTAATGTTATTTCTCATTCAGGAAGTATTGAACTTTTAGAAGGTTCTGGATTACAAAATAAAGAAGATATTAAAATAAGAAAAAATTCTTTTAAGTTAACACATTTAGATGTAACTTCTGGCATGAGAATTGTTCAAGAAGGTTTCCCAAACATAACAATTAATCTTGGAGAATATACTTACATTAATGAGATATTTGAAACAACAAAACAAAATAATTCAGCAGGAGATTTTATTGAATTTTTTTATAGGCAAGGAGGTAATTGGCAATATTCTGACCAAATAGGATTAAATTTAACTTGGTGCGACGATGGAACAAATTCTGCTGAATGCACAAATCCTTCAAAATATAGAAGATATTATATTGGAATAATGGGGAGAAATGATACAACAGATACTACTAAATTACACCAACCAGCTGCATCCAAAACAGAAACTTATAATAATTTAGGAGATTGTTTAAATATTGCTGAAGATCCCGCATCCTTTGATTTGCCAGATCATTATAAATATGGATTTATTTTGTTGTATGCTTACTGCGGACAAGCAAGTTCAAGTTCTTGGGTTGATGGACTTATTGATTTAAGGGCAACAAAAACAGAAGTCGCCACTGGAATTCCAGATCTAAGCATATTTCTTACAAGGGATGGTTCAAGAACTTTAACTGATAATTGGGATGTTGGCTCATATAATATAACCAATATAGACAGTGTTGGTGCAGATTATTACTGTAATTCAACTGATTGTTATACTTTTGCTCAATTGAATGTAAATTCTTCTGATTATTGGGATAACATTGAAACCATTAATTCCACACAAATGGAAAGTAACAATGGGATCTTAAATATTTTAGAATCTTGGTTGGAAGGATTATTTTATACTGAATCTGAGATAGATTCCAGAATTATCAACAATGGATCTTATTTCTCAACTTACAACGAGACCTATGCGGGGTTAATTAACAATGCAAGTTATTTATCTACATACAACTTAACTTACGCAACAGGAATAAATGCAACCTTCAATCAATCACTAACAGATAAGCTTTATGCAGATATTCAATGGGGATATAATATGACAGAAAACAAATATTACTATAATCAAACCCCCCAGCTTAATTCGACCCAGATGGAGTATAATAAAGGGATTTTAAACATTCTTCAATCTTGGTTGAGCACATTTTTTGATAGTCTATTTGGAACTAAGACTACAGATGATCTATCTGAAGGAAGTGGCAATTTATATGATAATCAAACATGGAATGAATTTCGGGCCAACACATTATA